AGCAAACAACATCTCCATTGAGGTTCTTGTTTCCTGGCGCATTAACCTGCAATCAGAGGATCTGCATAAACAAGTTCATTACCCTCACCAATCCTATTGCGAACGAACGTAAGAACATTCATAAACTCCTCCATTGTATCACATGACACTACCTTCTCGTCCCCTGTGTTAGAATACAAATTAAAGGTACGGGCAGTCGTATTCACCACACAGCGAGTCAGATACTCGTCCTCTTGAGATTCAAAATTTGCTTGTGGTTCCGTTTCTTGAGGTTGAAAAGTCATTCGCGGTTCGTTTGATTACCTAGGTATTATAGGGCATCCTGTGTCGATTGTCAACCTCTTCCTCTTACTCCGTCTGCTCCTGTTGTGATGAGATTTCCATCAACATCGACCCCAAGGGTCCATCTACTGCCATTAGAAGCAATTAAGGTTATTCCTGAGGCATATATCTGTCCAGAAAATGTGCCAGATCCAGATACATTTAAATCAGCACTTCCTGCAGTATTATCAATATAGACTGTGGACGTGTCATCTCCCCTTAATGAAATAGTTGCATAATCTGCAGGGGATTCTGAACTATTGACAAATGCTATACCAATATTTTGAGGAAGACTAGCACTAACAGCTATATCGTCGGTGTAACCATCTGTTGAAAAATCATCATCAGCCCTAAAATTTGTTCTGGCGCTTGCACCACCGCCACCACTTACTGTTGTAAAAACTGTTAAATCATTAATAATTGCCATTATGCATCAATCTCCGTTACTAACTTAGAAATATCTTTCCTTTCGGCAAAGACATGAAAAAAACAATGAACTGGAATTCCTGGTTTTGCTTGAAGATATACTTTATTATCTCCAATTCTTTTTACAATAATATCTTGATGAGCTCCAATAGGAGTGACAGAGACAGTAATTGTATCCTCATCCACAAGTCCAGTCCAAACTTCTGGAAGATCAATAATATCGGTGTTTAGTAACTTACCTCTATAATATACACCACTTTCTGGACCTTCAAGGCAAGAGTATACAAGTCTTTTTCCTGGTTTTGTTGGGTGATCTATTTCAAAATTTTTTCTCCCATAACTTAAAGTGTTGCCACTAATTTTATCAATTTTTCCATTACTACTTTCAAATTTGTTTGCCTTGCAAAGTTTTGTCACATAAACATTTTCTTCAAACTTAGAATCTCCTTTAACCCACACACTATATTGTGTAGAGGAGCAATCGCCATTGTTTAGTTTACCAATCATCAAATTGGCTTTAATGCTTGGAAATTGTGTTGCCTTTCCAACTTGTAAAGGTCCTTCGATATAAGCACCACCCCTAACTTTGCTGCTTCCTGACCCAAGAGCAACTGCAGCACCAGCTCCAACCATAAGTTGAGAACCTACTGCAAGATCATCCACACAAAATGCCATTTTTACCTCCTTTATGCTGTTTTAATTTGTTTTTCTAAGAATGCTTTTGCACCACCATTTTTAGAATCTTTATTTTTAGATCCATCAGAAATTCCTTGAATCATAGAACTATAAATTCTCATTGTACTATTAGCAACGATTTGTGCCTGTCCTGCTGTTAGCAATTTGTATGATGATGAACCATTAATTGTAACATTCTTAGCACTCAGTTCAATACCTTCGTTTGCATTAATTCTAACGTTGCCTTGGGTGTTGTCAGGACCTTTAGCGATAAGATCAATGTCAAGACCTTCAATACGAACTCTTCCATTAGTTGCTTTGATAATTATATCACCATTTACTGCTTCTAGGAAGAGTGCGTTCTTACCCTTCTTTATATCGTGACCGCACTGAACCTGAAAAGTTCCTGGAGCAGTTGCAGTGGTCCATCCTTTGCGAGGACCATCTTTATCCAGAGAAATTTGATGACGACCATCTGATCCCTGAAGCATTACATCGCAAGTTACATCACCTTGTTTATGAATATTGCCAAAGGAAATTCCTCCATGATCGTTTCCATATGTAATTGCAGTATAATTTTTTTTGCTAGTATCACTCCCTGCAGCAGGATCATATGAACTTGCTGGATTTGTTACTCTTGTATTTTTACTATTTTGGGGGGTTGCCATTTATTTTAAATCAAATTTTGAGGAGTATTTGGAATATTGAGAGTAGGATTATTGCTATTAATATCTGTACCAGACCTTTGAATTGCACTTGGAGTTGTGGTAACTTTTGCAGTAATACTCTCCTGAAGAGTATCGTAAACCCTTGTTGGTGTTCCAACTGTTTTGAAGTACCCTGCATATTTAACATTGTTTTCATAGAACACTGCGCCATAATATGGTCTACCATCAACATACCCAGTTTGTTTGAGACCAACAAGGTCAGTAACCTGAATAAGGTTATCCGTTGCAACTCCAACTGGATCTCTAACTACAGTTAAGATTGGAGTGGCATCAAAGTTAATTCCTGTTAGTCCTTCAACTGCTCCTGGTGGAGGTTCTACTACGACTTGTGGAAGATCTACAAATCCAGTTCCAGGAGAAACAACATTAACTTTGGAAATTCTACCAAAAGAATCGCAACTATAAGAAAGAATAGCTCCGTTATCAGGAACTAATTTTACAACATCAACTCCGCAATTATAATTGATTCCAGGATTAGTTACAACCACTTCAGATAACTGCAAAGTAACTGGATATGTGGATGTGGGGCCTGCGGGCGGTAAGTATCCATTTCCTGGATCATTTACTATTATTTCAGTTACAACTCCCTTTCCTCCAGTTGGTTTGGGACATGGTGGAGCAATCATAACTGCAGAAATTCCCACGGGATTCTGATTTTGCCATGATGCTGCAGTTTGGGAATATACTGTAATATCTTTTTCAATTATTACAGCAGCAACAATTGGATTAGTTTCAAAAGTACTATCAGGATTTCCTGGAATATTTGTAAGTTCTAATTCTAGAGTTCTTTTTCCTTGAGATACATTAAAGTTTGTACTTACTTGACCCTCAAATACTTTAGCTCTTCCTACTTCAATGCCATCAATCTTAACAATTACTAAATCATCAGCTTCTGCTTTTAGTTTATATTGACCCGTTTCGGGAAAATCGACATTACTCCACCTCATAATAAATGTTTTCCCCATAACTTCCTGCCCAGTTGCATCAAAATATGCAGGAGAAATAAAACCGGGGCGATAAGATGCAATTGTAGGACCTTCATAAATTACATCATTTTTTACAGTTCCACCAGTAATTGTTGAAACTGAGTTTACATTATCGACAATAAATTTACATTCACTACCATTTAAATCAAAAAATCTTCCAACGCTAGCAAAACATTGCATATCCGTCCAATTATAATCATTATAATCTTCTACCTGTAATAAAGAATTTCCTTTGGTTCTTAATTTTATTTGTCCTTGTCTGCTAGTAGCAAGTTTTACTGTATATACCCTACCGTATTCTACAGTTTTTGCAATCTGCTCGTTTTTACCTTGTCCATTAAATGATTTTGATACTGATATTCCCAAATCATCAATATTAAATTTATTTGCAAACTGACCTCCAATAGAAATATTAAACTGAACATCAACTGTTTTGAGGGGTGGTGGCGAATCAGCAATCCAATCTGAAGTATTAAAAATATTTTTTCTTTGAATTGTTGGTATCTTTATTGGTTGATTATATACTTCTGTCGTAATTACATGATTTCCCTTTTCAATATATTTTTTTACTAATTTTGGATCATTATTATTGAATCCATCCATTTTAGCAACTTCTACACCATCTACCAAAATTCTTCCTATGTTATCTGCTGTTCCCTTAAAACCATAATACCCAGAATATGGTATTTCAATGTCCCAAGTATTTGTAAAAGTAATTCCTGCAGCATCACTCCCATTTGTTAGTAATGGTGGAACTGGTGAAATTGCATATCTATTAGTAAATTCGCTCCAGGCAGGTACAGTTTTGGTTATAGTTGGAGAATTTTGAAATGCAGAAGATGCAGTAGTTCCTTGAGAAGAGTTTACTACTGGGACAGAGTTGGCATTATTAATTGTTTTTGTAATTTTTCCATAATATCTAACAGGCCACCACTTCTGAGATGAATTGGGATTTCTTGTAGTCCAAATAGGATTGTTCGGACACCTACCTATTTGAGGAATTTTTGATACTTCTTGTGGAATAGGAGGTTCTGGTGCATCAATTGTAAGGGATACGCCCATTGGATTTTCGCACCACGATTTTGGAGATACAACTTTTGTTGTTGTATATACAGTTTCAATATTGATTGCAAGAGCCATAGGATTAGTTCCTTGTTCTCCAGAGAATCCAAATTTTCCGCCAGGAATTTGTTCTAGTTCTGCACGTATAGTGTAATTTCCTGCTTTGAATGAATAAACTTCATTAAAATCACCTGTACCTGTAGATGTTCCCGGAATAAATCCGTCTTTTCTGATTACTGTATCTCCAATATAGAGAGTCACATTATCATCAACTGCAATCTGAATTGTATATGTACCATTTACTGGAAAATTAATATTATCCCATATGATTGTATGTGTACCTGCATATGGATTATCATTTAGAGTATTTTTAGTATCAAAGGGACAAACACCATAACGACTAATTAAGTCAGATGTTGCAGTTGCTGCTGGATTAGTTCTCCAAAGATTGCGATTTGCCTTTGAAATATAATCGACGGTATTAAAAACATTTACATTTTTAATTGGAGAAGAAGAAGGAGTTGCAGGAGTTTCTACAATAGGTGCTGCCGTTGGAGCATAAAATGCTGTGCCTTCTTTTACATACCCAAGACCTGTCAACCAACCCTCACGTTGCGAATCTTCTATAGTTGTAGTATAAAAATGCTCTCCTGTTGATGGTCTAAAATAACGTACTACTTCGACTCTATCTGGTCCTGGTTGCGAATATGCCTTCCCAACAACTCCTTCATAAACATACCCGTCTCGCGCAGCAGAATCCTTTTCTGCTCCAGATGTTGTGAAGAAATGATCTCCTATTATTCCTTTAAATAAGCGATAAATATCCACAGTTCCTGGAACATTAGCAGAACTTTTAAATAATTTAAATACAGGTCCCTCAAGAACAAATCCATTTTCTTGGATAAATTCATCATTTGGATTTGATGTATAGAAGTGAGTTGTTAATGCTGGTCCACTAAAGTCGGCCGTAAAAAACCGCAGTATAGTAATTAATTCTGCAGGTGGTTGTGTAGATGTAGCAACTTGAACCGCCTGAACTGCTTTATCTTCATAAATTGGAATATTTAATAAATCAACTCTAATTTTATGATTTCCTTCAGTGAATCTTCTTTTAATTGGTACAGGATCTTGATTAAAACTTTGAAGATCTGAAACAAATTCATTATCAACATAAAGTTTTGCTTCATTATCCCTACATCCTCTAATTACATACTCACCAGCATAAGGGAAAGTTTCTTCCCATTCGATGGTAAATAGAACCCCTGCAAAATCACTGCCTATTGTATTGGATACTGGTATGGGAGATATTGCATAAGAATTCATAAAATCACTCCAAGTCCTTGTCTTAGGAACTGAATTAGTGACAGTTTCTAATCCAGGAGTCTTTAATGTTGGAGTAATATTAGTACATGGATGAGATACATCATAAGTCTGAGTTAAATTTTTGCCAGCAGATGAAATAATAGATACTGGTTTTTTCTTTCTAGAAGTCCACCAAGGATTTGGAAGTTCTTTTAGGAAATTTTGATACTTATCAATTTCCTTTTTGATTGGATCAGCATTTGGATCAAATTTGAAATAAGAATCAGGGCACCAAGTTCCCAAAGCTTCTCCATCATTTCCATAATTAGTGGGACATATATTTCCTTCTCCCTCCGTATCCTCTAAATATATTTCAAAATCATTTTCTTTATCATATTCTGTAATAGTTGAAGTTACAATCCCAACTCTACTATCAAATACAGCGCCGGCGCCAATATTACAATCATCTTTTGCCTCAACAAATGGTTCAAATTGATATCCATGTCCCCCATGCACTAGATCAACTGCAATAATCGAACCATTTGATGAGATGACTGGATTTGCAAAAGCACCAATCCCCCCACCTCCAAAAATTTGCATCCTTGGAGGTCCACAGAGAGTTGAATCAGTAGAACAAGTACTGGACGTAGAAACAATATCTTCCTTTGTTAATGCATTTACTTCATTTATATTCAAATATCTGAGATTTTTATCACCATCCAAAAAAATAAATACTGTTCCTGGATTTTTCTTGGCGTACTTATTTGCAGCAGTAATCGATATGCTTTCAACATATCCCTTTACAGGGTCAATGTATCCAACCTTAATTGCTGATTTTGGTGTAGGTCCAAATAATGTACTTGCCATTCGATATATTAATTATTCCATGTATGCATATTACCTTAGTACTATTTATTCACCCAATCTAGTAAACCCAGGAGTTTGATTTGCACTAACCTGCGCTCTTTCTGAAGCAGTAGATGGTCCAAAATTAATGTCAGGAGAATTTGCTGCAGGAGAAGCAAATGGGATTGGTTTTACTTCTGCGATTGGGGTTGCCTTCTCTGCAGATTTTGCGACTGACTGGTTGTTTGGTTCTTGTGCTGGTTCAGTAGATCCTCCACCATTCTGAAGAGTGTGTGTATCATTAATAGGGCAGGATGGTTCCTCATCACTACTAAAAAATTGTAAAATACCATTTACAAAACCAAGGGCAGATGACATATTTCCTGTAATTCCTCCAAGAACAGAACTTACATTTCCTAACATATCTGATGCAGAATCTGTAAGGGTACTAATTTCATCAATATATGATTTCATTTCTGTAGCAATAGGTGCCATAGCAGAATCTACACCTGTTGTAATATCATTAATTGTTTGACCCAAAATTTCACCAACCAATGATTCTACAGAACAAATTGGTACTGATGGAGATGTTGGTATGGATGTTTCTTCAGTTCCGCCACCACCTCTACCCAAATCTGGTGCAATTTGTTTGATAGTATTCCCTGTAGGGTCGGCAGGATTTTTCAAAAGATTTGAAAGTAATCCTTTGATGAGATCTACAAGTTTTGCAATTAAAGCATTGAATATACCACTTAGTTTATCCGTTGCAAGTTCTTTTAACTCTATTAATTTAAACCTTGCATTTGGCATCATTGAATCAATTGCTGGAGCAATTGCTTTATTAAATTCTTTCAGAACATATCCACGAACTTGGTCGAAAATACTCTTCATGAATTTTGCAATTTGCGATGCCGCATTATCAATCAAAGATTCAATGCTTGAGGTATTTAATTTGCTACTTACTGCGTCAATATAACTATTTGCAGATTGCTGAATTTTATTAATATCGTTTGTTAGGTTTTCAATAACAATTTTTATATTTTTAAGATCACTTTTCTGTTTTTTGCATGGACTTGATAATGGTGTCTTCTTCAAATACATATCATTTCTGACAACATCAGCATTTGTTGTCAAATGAACTCCAGTAGAATTCTCTAAAGATGCCCCTGGAATTGGAGGTGTTGTTGGGGATGCTCCAGCAGCTGCCTCTTTTCTAGTCTGAGATACCGTTGCTTCAGCAATTAATTTTTCTTTAGATTCTCCAGTTAACCCAAGTCTATCTGCTTCCTGTCTTGCTTCTTTTGCGGCATTCAGTTCTCCAGTTGTTGGAGGTCTTGAAGGATCTCTACCATACTTATCAAGTTTAACACCAGGTTTTGGTTTTGGTGCATTTGATGGTTTTTCTACCTTTAGACCATGATCTGGTGCTTTAATATTGGGATCTGGAGTTTTTCCTTTTGCATATCCACTTGTAGGAACAAATCCCTTTTCTCCTATTTTTGTCCCTAATTGAGTCTGTGCGTTATTTCCAAGCACACCCATAATAACTGGGTTTTGCCCCTCAGACCCATCCAAGAAGAATCCAAAGACAAAATTTCCTTGCCTCAAATTCGGAGTTTGTGCTGACTGTCCCTGTCCTCCCCCTGCGGTAACAGGGTACATAATCTGAGCCCAAGGCAATTGATCGTCAGGAACACTGTTACTTGGATCCTGATCGTGATATCCAATAATTCTTACTTTGTACCTATATCCCCATCCTTTAATATTCTTTTCGGAGGGTGTTTTCCCTGGAATAATATTATCTCTCCAAGTGGAATCATCGGCAATTTGACCGATCCACCAATTGAAATGTGCTCCAAGAAATCCTGGGTTAAATAATGCTCCTGATTCCATTAGTTATTAAATTTCATAAATTCTACATTCTTTTGCATCTGGATTAGAATCACAATACATTTCTAAATCGTTGGGGTTATGATCCTCATTTGGGTGATTATCACGATATTGATGCAAATTTTTTACTTCATCTTCCAAATGACGCCTACGAGCAGCGGATATATTTCCAGTATCAAGTTCATTAATAGTATTTTCAATACGTTGGTGAATTGTTTTTTCCATTACCATTATAGTGGGATAGTGGAGGGTGCTTTTCTACCATAAGAATCTCTTACAAGATTTAATTTTGTAAAAGTTTTTCTTGGAGTTATATAATGGCAGAGATCTGCTATCATATATATGCCACTAAACTCAGTGCTTGGTTCTTTTGTGCTTTTTTCGGCAATTTCTGGAGAATCTATGAAAATTGTATCACCTGCATGAAGACTAAAATCTCCAGGTATCGTGATCGTCTTTCTCACTGTAAAGAGTTGATTATATCTCATGGTTGATTGATTCAAAATATTTTTTGGATCAAAATTTTGCTCTTGAGATTTTTCTTCTATTTGTTGTTTTGTATCTCCTGTTGGGAGTGTACCTTTATCAATAATCATATAAGTAGTTCTTGAAAAATTATCAGTTTTTCCCTTATTAAATTCTTTATTAAAAACGGGAAGTTCTTTACCTGCCAATTTTAAAGACTTTTCAGTATCTGCACTATTTGGTTTCACAACTTCATAAAAACAATTGAATGGATCAAACAAAATAATTCTTGTAGAGTATGCACCCATTTCTAACTTTGATTTAACATCAATAGTGTTATCAGTCTGCATCTCTACTACTTTCCCATCATATCCTGGCTGAAGTTGCTCTCCCCTATCATCTGGAGTATCACTATAGTATAGTTTCTTTACCGGTTTTCCATCTAAAAGTTTGTCAATTGATCTAAATTTAAATCCTTCAGAGGTTTCAAAGAAAAAATAACCAGCAGTCTTTCCCTTTGAACTTGGAATACTTGGTACTGCTTTTTTTGACAACCAAGTGCAAGAATAAAAAGGTTTTTTATTATTTCCTACAAAATTATAAGTATTTTCAGTCTCTTCTATATCAAGTTTTTTCTTAGAGTTTAAAAACTTAGTGTCCGTCATAATCTTTTTAACATGATCTGATACCTTTCCATCAAATCTAATATTCAATCTCGTCTGTTCGTTGAGAATATATTCTTTAGAAACCATTTCAAGTGTTACCATTCCCTTTCTACTGTCATCATGCAATGGAGTTACAGAATTTACATATAATTCCAATTTTAATTTGTTATCAAAATTATCAGTCATACTTAAAGATACATTTTCTTGCCCCACAACGGGCAAACCTTCAAGAACAGTTTTCTTCGAACCATTAGATTCTACAGAATTTCCAGTATCAATATACATTATCTGAACTTTTACAGTTTCTTGCAAAATACTCTCATAATAATATAGATCAGTAATACCAGGAGAAAGATCAACTTGTTTACTTTGATCTTTATTGGATGTTACAATGAACTTATCAATATTTGACGACTCAGCTGCCTTTGAGATTCCTTTTGTCTCTGCCATTTTTTTATTCTCCTATGATATATTTACACTACTGGCTCATTGCCATGGATTCGTAAGGATCCTCAGAACCACCGCCAGAATCAGATGACATTCTATTTTGTGTTGTACTTTTCCCAATTGGTATGATCTGGGGTTCTGGTTCTTCAATCTCTATCTCCGATGGTCCGCCACCAAATTCATACTCAGCATAACCTCTTAATACTCCAATCGCTCCTTCATAGTTTGCTTTATTGATTGCACTCAAGAATCCTGGGAAAGTATTTTCAAGTGCTGCTGTTGAGTCTGCATCAACAACAAATTCTTTTCCTCTTTCACCAAGCATGGCATAAGTTACCCCATCAACTAAACCACCTTTTGCATAAGCAACGTGAACATGATTGTCGTGTCCTGGATATCCATCTTTTAATAATTGAACTGGTTTCACACCTTTCATTTTATTAAATTCTGCAACACCTGCAAGAATTTGATCTTGATCTGTAGCTCCACCATGACTTCTTCCATAACCACCAATATCAATTGCTCTTGCTCCCTGAGAGGCATAATGGAGTGACCCTGCACTATGACCGCTTTCTGGCGACCATGCGGGATGTTCTGGGTGCTGGTGAACTCCAGACCCCCAACGCCCCAAACCTTTACTATCTAAGAATCTTCCGAGTTCTCCTGCAAGTTTTGAACCCTTCTTAGCATCTGGATTATTTGATAATTGAGTATAACTACTAGCACTGGCACCGCCAGTGCCAGCAGCAAATGTTCCCATTTCACCTTTTTGCAGTGCAGCTAAAATTCTTGACGATTGCTTCCAACGATCTCCTTCTATGCCCCATCCAATATATTTGTAAGACGCTTTCTTTAATTGTGCTTCAGTTGATTTGGAGTCCATAAACTCATCAAGAAGTCCATATTGACGTAACTCTTCTTTAATCCACTTAACTTGCTCCCCATTGCTTGCAGTTTCTAAGGGTTTGCCAAGGAATTTTTCTGCATTAGTTATTCTACTTCTATTCCAACTAATCAAACCTTTATTTGTACCTGCGCCATCATTAAGAACCCATGGAGTTCTTTGACCTCTCCAAGCAGATTCTGCCTGAACGTTTCCTGCAAGTATTGCTGCTGCAAGCATTGGAAACCCTTCTGCCATAAACAATCTAGCGCCACCAACAGCATCACTAGCATTTCCACCAGGACCAAGATTTTCTCCTGGAGTTTGTTGGTTAATATCCTTTTTTTCAACCTGCATTGGTTTTAACATCAATTGCTTCATCAATTCATTAATAGAATCATCCACTTTAGAAGATATATTATCCTCCAAAGACTTGGCAATTATATTTGACAGATCTTCACCTCCCATAAACATTTCCGCATTCACTTCGCCACCACCAGCAAATGCGCCCATCTTCATTGTATCAGTACTAAAAGTATTATTCATCCAAGAATTTAATCCAGCACCTGCTCTCTGATAATCGGTTGCACTTGGTTTTTGTCCGGTAAGTGTTTTAATTGCCAATGCAAATATTGGTCCAAAGAAGGGTATATCACTTGTAATATTATATGACTTTTCAATATATCCCATCTGACTAACAGTTCCATCGTCAGGTCCTTTAGGGAACATTTTACTAATTTTTGATTCTCCACCAATAGTGACACCAGGTTTTAACTTATCTTTAGTTATTTTAACCTCTCTTTTTACTTTTGTTTTGCCAACAGTTCTCTTAATAGCACCACCAACTAATTTTCCACCTCTTGTTGCTGCCCCACCTCCAGCCATTTTCTTTGATGCACCAGCAAAAGCATCATAAAGTGCCCCACCAGCCCAATCACCAAGAAAACTTCCAACAGTTGATCCCAAAATTGCACCAAGAGCTGTTCCTGCGAAGGGAACAACGCTACCAACTGCACCAGCAACAAGACCTGCCAGGGCGCCGCCTGCAGTAGAACCCGCTGCCCTTGCTGCTGCCCTTCCAGGATCTTCTCCAAGCAATATATTAATTCCAAAATCAATCAATCCACCAATAATTGGAATCTTTTGCAATACCTTTGAGAGAGTTTTAGCAACTCCTTGTACTGCCATTCCACCTGCTTTGCCAGCAACTGCTATTCCTAAACGAGTTCCTGCTCTACCAACTCCTCTTCCTAATATTCCAGCAGCACCTTTTTTGGCACCTTCACCTATCAAGGTCTTCCACAGTCCTCTGGACTTCAACATAATCATGGAGACAATTAAAGCACCATTTACAAACACTGTAAATGCTTTAGTAAATTTATCAAAAAGTTCTAATGTTTTGTCTCCACCAACACTTTTAATAAATCCACGAACACTATTAACTGCCTTATAACCCCAATCAATAAAGGTTACTACGCCGTCTAGCAGTTTACCTGCCATATCAACTATCCATTCCCCCACTCTAAAGGCAACTTTAGCAAAACTAATAAGTTTTGGAAGATGATCTATTAACCTATAAACAATAAATCCAAGTAAGAGTTTATAAAGAAACTGTTTTACTCTATCTAAAAATCCAAGTTTTGGGAGTTGTGGACCTTTTTCTTTTTTATCTTCCTTTTGGTCCGGTTTTGCCTCAAGTTTCTGTTCTCTTTCAGAAAATCTTTTCTTCTCAGCAGTCTTTTTTTGCTTATCAAGTTCAGATTTTTTTAGTAGAAAAGATTCTTTAAGAAGATCCCTAACTTTAATTACTTTTTGTTTTATAAATCCAAGATCTTCTTTCGATATGGTTATTCCACCGCCGCCTATAGAAGCAAGAGAATTTGGATTAATTTTCTTTGCACTAGAAGATGACCCTCCTAAGAGTTTAATAGAACTTATTTTAGTTGAACTTCCTGATAATGCCTTAATTGCCATTTATCAATGAACTCCCAATAACTTCTTATTTCTGCTACGATCAGCTGATCCTGCAGTAGCCTTAAACTTTGGAGTATCTGATCCCTTTGAAGTAGATCCTCCACCAGAACCTAGCGTATCCTTCTTACTTCTCTTTACAACTATTTTTGGGGTTTTACTTGCAGGTGGAGTTATTTTGCCTGCAGATTTTGGTTTTATTGGTTTAATTTGTGCCGCAGGTTTTGCTGGAGGTGCTTGTTTTGCCCTAGATGCTTCATTATTTTTATGAATTATGTCACTCTTAGATGGTGCTGAGGGACCCTTTTTACTCATTATATCTCTTCCTTTGGAGTCCCTTTGCCCTATTACATTTCCTGACCTATCTCTAATTAAACTTTTGTCTTTGGTTCTCTTATCTTTATATTTCAAATCATTTTGTGCCTGAGTTAAATTTAACCCAAGTTTTTTCATTTGCTTGGCAATATTTTCATCAGTCATGCCACTTGCTCTATAATATTGTAGAGAGTTCATTGCTGCATCTCTCTTAGATTTCTTATTCAGATCATCTTCTCTTTTCTTTGCTCCTCCAGGATTAAAGAAATCTCCAATATTTTCCAACATACCCTTTTCTCTTTGTTGTGGTCTAGCATATTCAGGTTTTCCTCCACGGAATCTAAGATGCCCCACAAAAACTTTGCCATCAGGTCCAGTCATAACCTGAGTCTTTGGTAAACCTTTTGGATCAATTTTATTCAATCCACCACCACCCATCAAACCACCACCTTTACCTTGGTAAGACTTATTGGCAGCACCATACTTATTAACTTGTCCTGCAAGACCTTTGGCAAAATGAGAAGTATAAACTACATCATTCCCCTTGACTTGTCCGAAATATCTTTTTCCTCCCAAAGTTATTTCCTGTTCCCATCCAGTCGTAGCAGCATTTGGAACAACTATAGAATCTCTACCTTTATAAGTTGCACCAAATCCTTTTCCAATTTGAGTTCCTAATTGTGCTCCTTTTATATTAAGTCCTTTACCAGATGCAAGTGCTTTTTGTGATTGCACCTGCGCCTCAATTCTTTTTAATCTTTCCTCAAATGTAATTTTATTTGCAAGTTTATTCATGTCCGCTTGCGTGGACATGTTTGGCATTGCCCCAGGACCAAATGTTGCCTTCTCTTCTTGTTTTTGCTTTTTTAAAGTTCTTTCATTTTCTTTTCCGGCAGCATCATTTGGACGATCTGTGCCAATAAGACCACCACCAGCAGCATGAGGAACTCCCTTAGAGATTTTTGGTTTATTGTCTCCACCACCAGCAGCATTCATTCCTTCAAGAGTAGATAATCCAAATTTTTTAACTGCACCGCGAGACATCACAAACTCGCCGTCAGATAGCATTGCAGGAACTTTATCTACACCTTTTTCTCCTTGTACGAGACCTTGCATCTGACCTATAAGATCGCCACCTTTATTTCCTGCTATGGACCCAAGAAGCATTCCAACTGGTCCAAACATCGCACCGCCAAGTGCTCCTCCTATTGCAGTTGATATATTTTTATCTTTAGTGAGACCTTCCTTTACTCCATTCAAAAGTTGAATCAATCCGCCGCCAGCTGCCTTTAGAACTGGTGTTGGTTGAGGTGCTTCTTTTTTAGGTTCTTCTGGTTTTACTTGATCTTGTGGTTCTAATTTTGCAGCATCATCTTTCTTTTTATTTGCAATTGTTGCTCCGCCTGCAAGCAATCCGCCACCAATTACAGTGCCAAGAGCAACAGGATTTCTACTCAATAGAGCAGCAATACCTCTAAGCAATACACCAGTAATATTTGAAACAAATCCACCAAGTCCTGTTCCAAATATTAGGAAGGCCCCTATTAATGCGGGCCACCAGTCTTTAAGAAAACTTATAATACTTGTAATTTTAGATTGGTTATTTTTATCACCGAACCATTCAACGATTTTATAAATTGCTCTTCCAACTAAAAGTTTGACAAAGAACTCAATAATTTTTTCTATAATTCCTTTGACAGGCGCCGCAATTTTTTCTGCTGCCCTTGCAACAAATCCAAATTTCTTTTCAAGACCTGATTCAACATCTGATCTTGACTTATCTTCTGCACCTAACCTATCTTTTTCTGCTTTATCTCTTGCTAATTTATTTTGATCTACTAAATTTTTGACAATTTCGCTAAGAACATCTTTAATTTCTTGAATATCACTTTTGCCCGACATCTTATCCAAAGATGGGGAAAGTGCAAGTGGTTTGACTCCCGTTAATAACTTTTGTTTATTAAAATTTACTCCAGTAGCACTTCCTTTTCTAATGCTTTGTGCTGTTATTTTCTTTTTTGTTACCTTAAATCTACCTTTCTTTCCCTTTACCCTTTTCCACTCATCAGTTATTAATTCAGTTTCTTCTGTTGGAATTTTGGTTTTTGCCATTCTGGCAGCAGCCATTCTTTCTCTAAGAAGAGAAGAATAAGTATCATAGTCAATATCAAAGATATCCTCAAGACCTATCATTCTGAGGATTCTTTCATCAATCTTTTCATTGACAAGATCAGTTCCTACCTTACCTGAGTAAGGGACTAAAGCATTTGTTTTCTTAGAGGAACTGGGTGCCATTTGCCTGCTGCTGCTTTAATCTTTCTTCTTCTAGATGCTCCTTCAACAGCTCAACATAAATGTCTCGCTCCCAAGGAATCATATTTTCAATCTCAGTTAATGAGTATTTATGATACTGCATCAAAGCAAAATTAAGTCTATAATAGTTCTCAAGGTCCATATGGACCAAGGCTACGCGAAAAAAGATGCTAACCCTTCTAGAACCACTTCACTTTCAACTTGGGTTACTGGGTTCGTTACTGTAATTTTATGTGACAGTTTTGGCATCGTCTCAAAGAAAGTTTCAATTTCCTTGAACTGTGACGAATTCATCTGCTCTAAGAAATCAACAATTTCCTTCTTGGTTACATCAGATGCAGACCAAACTTCTTCTTCAGTATAGATTTTGTCAATACATGCAGCAATCATGTCGAATGACTGCTCCATTGTGTTATCACTTTTAAAGTCAAAATTATTTTTAATAAATTGATCCAATGATGGATACTTCATCTCCATCATAATTGTAGGATCTACTTTAATTTTATTAGTATGAGTTTCGTCTCTTTGAACCTTGACAGTATCTAGGTCAATCTTAACTTGAACTGCAGTTTCTCCATCGTCAGGGCAAATAATGTTAACTTCAATCTCTTCACCAACAGACTTGCCGCGAATATTGAGGAATAGATACTCAATATCAAACGTAGGAAGAGTTTCTACTTTGATATTCTTAGTTAAAATACAATTCTTAATTACTGTTTTAATAGCATTGGAGATTTGTTTAGTATCCTCACTCTCCAAAGCAATAACTAATACCTTTTCTTCTCTTACGAGGAAGGGTCTATATTTAACTTCTTCTCCAGTTGAAGGCAATTCAAGTTCATAAGTTGGCGTACTAATCTTAGGTAATGGCATAATGTCCTATAGAAATTTCAGGTGTGATTATTTATTCTGATTAATTAGCGGTTTTTAATGCTGCTTCTGCAGACAATGCATTTGAAATATCAAATTGAGTAATACCTTTTCCAGTATTTCCTGACGCCAGTGCAGCAGAATAATTAACTCCTCCTATTGATGGAACTGACGAAAGTTGATTAGTAGAAAATGCTGCTGGATTGAATGTTAAATTATTTGCTGCTGCTTGTTGCGCTGGCGTTATTGCTTGATTTGCTGTAGGTGCTTGGCCTGTTGGTGCAGGATCGACTCCTCCTTTTACTGATTCAATATAATATCTAATGTATGCAAATGATACCGTACATTTCAATAATTGCGAAGATTCATACGAAACTCCCATAGAATTAATTGCTATGGGAAAAGCATTTACAAAATTATAACTTAATTGTGGTCCACTATATGCATTATCTTTTCCAGTTTTTTCAAACTTAATAACTTTCAAACTACCAACATAGTCATCAGGATATCTGAAGGCATATGAATAATCTTCCCTATTAACTCCAGGACCTCCACCACTTGCTGCCACTTGCTCGTTAGCAATATATTTTATCCAAGTTTCAAAGAATTTTATGGCAAGATATTTTTCCGCATCAACATAAAAAGTTAGATCGATTCTATCATCATAGACTCTTCTATATGCGTGTCTTTCTGTTACTCCAGTAAAATCATTATTAATTTCATGTGTAGATAAACTAGATCCAGGCAAAACTGTATCACAACACGACAGGGTTAATTGACCCTTTTCACTATTAGAAAAAGGAAGATTTGCTCCTCTAAACGCAGTCCAATTGCCTCTAGGTTCCCCGATTTCAACTTCATAATGAGAGGTAAGAGCTGGTCTGAGTAAATTTGCTTTAATGTCCGATACCGACTTTGGAGTAGGCATTTATAAATACTTTTTGATCCGTTATATTATGTAGTAAAGATAATGGCAGAAAGTATTAAGAGCAAATACAAACCATCTCATCCAAACAAATATAAAGGAGATCCAAACAATATTATTTGTAGGAGTAGTTGGGAAAGACGTTTCTGCTCTTGGTGTGATCTCAATGAAAATATAATTGAATGGGGAAGTGAAGAGTTTTGGATTCCATATCTCTCTCCTATTGATAATCGAGTTCATAGATACTTTCCAGATTTTATAATCAAAGTGAAGGAAAGCACCGGACAGATTAAAACCTATGTGATTGAAGTCAAACCAAAA